CGAGCTGGTCGGCCCGGTCGTCAACAGGACTGTCACCGAATACCACCACGGCGGGGCCTACGACATCGTGCCCCGTCAGACCCCGCTGTCTGCGGTGACCACCCTGAAGCACGCCGACGGCGCCACGATCACGACCTACACCGAAGACACGTGGGGTGAGGCTGGTAACGCCGACGGGTTCCTGATCCAACAGTCGGGCAGCTACCCGCACGACGCCCGCATCCATGCCCGTTCCGGTGGCACGAACGTCGCGTGGCTTGCGGGCCACAGTTCCCTAGAGCTGGTCTACGTGGCCGGGCGTGCGGCTGACACGGCGGCTGTGGCCGAACGGTACAAGGAGGTCGCCATCGAATGTATGCGGCGCCTGTGGGACCGCGAGGCTTCCGCCTGGGCGCGAGGGTCCGACCCGTTCGTGGAGGGTGGCGGCCAGTCGTCCCGGTTCTTCAAAGTGTTCGACTATGTCATCGCCGAACATCTGGGTGACGAGATGAAACCGCCGGGGATCGCGTGAGTACCACCTCAACCATCGTCACCGTCAAAAAGCAGTTGGTCACCAAATACGCCGCTGCGCTGACGGTGCCGGTCACCTATACGTGGCCGGGCAAGTCAACGGCGAACGAGTGTGTGTTCCTCGGACCGCACCCTGAGACTGCCGACATTCGGCTCGATCAGACGTCGCAGATCCCGACGGTGAAGGCCGACCGGAAACAACGCCAGGAGGACTACACAGTTCGGGTGACCGTGTGGGAGTTCCGTCCCGACTTGACCGTCGACGCCGGCGAGGAGTGCGAGACGGCAGCATTCGTGCTCCTCGCCGCCATCGAAGACGTCCACGCCGACGACCCCCGGCTCGCCCTCGCCCCCACCGTCATCCACCACACGCTGATCTCGTCGGTCGCGTCGACCCTGTTCCCGTTCGGGACCGGTTGGGCGTGCGAACTCGCCGTAGACATCGACGTATCTGCACGCCTCACATGAGGAGGACCCCATGAAGGTCAAGAACGTGTCCGGCCTGTCCCGGACGATCGCATCCACAGGACAGACCGTCGAGCACGACGGTGAGGTCGAGGTGTCCGACGGGCTGGGCCGTTCGCTGTGTGAGCAGCCAGTCAACTGGGAACCGGTCAAGCCCCCATCCAAGACCACGAAGACCAAGAACGAGGAAGGTGATAACTGATGGCTGGTTACAAAGGACAAGTCGGCTGGGCTACGGAGTCGACATACGGGACTATCGCAACCCCCACGATTTTTGCTCCGTTCCTCAGTGAGGAGATCTCCAACGATGGCGGTGCCCGGCTTGTGTCGAATGGGATCCGTGCTGGACGGCGGATGGTCCACACACACAAGCGGGGCGGGAAGACCATCGGCGGGACGGTGGCGATGGAGTTCGGCAACGCCGACGTCGCCGTACTCTGCAAGCACCTGTTCGGGGCTGTCGAGACGACCGGCACGGGACCCTACGTGCACACGTACACGCCAGGGTCGTTGAACGACGACAGTCTGACCGTGCAGGTTGGCCGTGCAGGCACGGGCGGCGCAGTCCATGCACGCACGTTTTCCGGGGTGAAGATCCCGTCGTGGACCCTGTCATGTACGGCCGGTGAGTTGGCGCAGCTTGAGGTTGAACTGTCGGCGCAGGACGAGGACGGAGTGACTTCCCTGGCGGCAGCGTCCTACACCGCCGGGTGGGCGCCGTACTCGTTTGTGGACGGGTCGATCACCAAGGGTGGAGTGGCTGTCGCTGTGGACTCGTGGTCGCTTGCTGGCACGAACACGCTCCGGACGGACCGGCACAAGGTCGGTTCGAACCTGATCACTGAACAGCTCGAAAACGGGATGCGTGAGCTGACCATTTCGGTCGAAATGGATTTCGAGGACCTGACTGTCTACAACAACTTCCTCGATGACGACAACCTGACGCTCGTGCTCACGTTGGACAACGGGACGGACTCGTTCGCTGTCACCGCCAAGGGTTTCTTGTCGGGCGGGTCGCCGACTACGGGTGGTCCGGAGATCCTGAAGCAGCCGATGGAGTTCGTTGCCGAGTCGGTCACGTCTGACGCTGACGCGCTGACCGCCGTGCTCACAAACAGCGAGACTACGGCGGTCTGATGGCGAAGCCCCAAGCGATAGAGGTCGATGGGCTCCGGGAACTCAACAAGGCGATCCGCCGGTCTACGGACCGGGACCTGCCTAAGCGGATGGGGCTGGCCAACAAGGCCATCGGTGCGCTGGTCATCTCCCGGCTGTTCCCTCGCCCCGACCCGGCTGCGGTCGGGGTCGGCGGCGGGTCAACGATCCGCCCTTCCGCATCCAAACGGGAGGTGCTGCTCCGTATCGGTGGGGCTCACCGTGCAAGGGGGGCACCGCAGATGCAGTGGGGCAAGCGTCTCGGCCGACCTATTCGGTCGCCAGCTCCACCACGCCCGCACATCATAGGGACGGTGGACAAAAACCGGCGTGAGATCGACAAGGCATACCTCGAAGCGATCGACCAGGCCATGTCCGGGGCGTTCGCAGACTGAAGGACACACTGATGGCAGATGGACCGGCACTCGAAATCTCGGTCAACAAGACCAACTATCTGATCCGTTTCGAGGACTTCAACGCCCTCGAGGCGCGGGAGTTCCGCCGGGAGATGGGGTCGGGTATGGCGGCGGCGTTCACCGACACCCCGGACCTCGACACGATCGCTGCGCTTCTGTGGCTGCACCGTCGCAAGACCAATCCGAAGCTCAAGTTCGACGACGTGGCGAAGGAGCTGACCTACGTCAACTTCGATGTTGGGGGGAGCGACGAGGCGGAGGAAACCGGTCCGGAGGAAGATGACCCGGAAATCTGAGGCGGGCGCTGCGTGAGCAGTTGCCCGCCTTCTCTCACCTGTTCGGACTTCACCCGTGGGACGTAGAGCGGCTCACGTTCGCGGAGATCCACGTCTACCAGTCGTGGATGCACGAGTACTCCAAGCAGGGACAATCCGAGGGGCGGTGAGGTATGGCTAAGGGGACCCTCACAGTCCGCGTTCTTGGCGATACCAAGCCGTTCTCGAAGGCTGTCGGCGGCATCGGCGGCAAGCTCGGGAAGTTGGCCAAGGCCGGGGCTGCGGCGTTCGCGGTGGCCGGTGCTGCTGCGGTCACGGGTGCGTTCAAGGTGGCCGAGTTCGGCGACGAGGTTGCCAAGTCTGCCGGTAAGGCTGGGCTGGCGGTCGAGCCGTTCCAGGAGTTGCGGTTCGCGTTCGGGCAGGGCGGTGTCGAAGCGGCCACGATGGATACGGCCCTGCTCAAGTTCAACAAGCGGCTCGGCGAGTCCGCGACCGGCGTGGGTACGGCCGACGATGCGTTCGCGGCGTTGGGTGTGTCGCTCACGGACGCCGACGGCGGTGTGCGTGATGCGGGCGGGGCCATCGACGAGGTGCTCCCCAAGTTGGCCGCCATCGAGTCTGACGCGGAACGTGCGTCGCTTGCAGGCGACCTTTTCGGGCAGCGTGCAGGCCCGGAGCTGGCGGCTGCACTGTCTGACGGCATCGGCGGGATAGATGCGGCACGGGAGAAGGCGCAGGAACTCGGCATCGTCATGGGCGGCCCCGCTGCCGAGGCTGCCGAGAAGTTCACCGACCAGTTTGACGACATCAAGCAGTCGGCGCTCGGGTTCGCCCGCGAGGCGTTGACTCCGCTGATGGTGCTCATGTCTGACAAGGTGTTTCCGGCCATCCAGGACGGCATCGGCAGACTGAGGGAACTCAAGGTCGTGTTTGGCGAGGCGGGCGGCGGGGCTGACGGGCTCAAGGCCGTGTTCGCCGATCTGTTTGGCGGTGAGGGCGGCGGACTGTTTGCCGGCATCCTCGACGCTGCACGGTCTGCTATCGCGTCGCTGGTCGAGTGGCTTGCGGGCGACGGGTTCACACAGATTTTCACGTTCATCATGGAGTCTCGTGAGCGGCTGTTCGAGGCCGCCATGACCCTGTTCCCTGCTCTGCTGGAAGCGGCCGTGACATTCCTGCCGCAACTGCTGGCGTGGTTCACCGAGACGATGATCCCGCGGCTGCTAGAGTTCATCGTCACCAGCGTTCCGACGCTGCTCGACGCTGCGGTGACGCTGTTCACCTCTCTGGTCGACGCTGTCGTGCAGGTTCTTCCCAACCTGATCTCGACCTTGCTCGACGACGTGCTCCCGACCGTCCTTGAAACCGTCCTAGGGATGATCCCGCAACTGCTAGAGACTGCTGTCGAGCTGTTCATGATGCTGGTCGACGCTGTCGTGGAGGTGCTCCCGGACCTGATCTCGACCCTCCTCGGCGACGTGCTCCCCGAGGTGTTGGACGCACTCCTCGGCATGATCCCCGAGCTGCTGAACACGGCCGTCGAGCTGTTCCTGATGCTCGTCGATGCGGTCATCGAAGTGCTCCCGGAGCTGCTCCAAACCCTGCTGGTCGACGTCCTCCCGCAGGTGCTCGAAACCATCTTGGGCATGATCCCCGAGCTGCTGGAAGCAGCTATCGAAGCATTCTTCGCGCTGGTTACCGGACTGCTTGACGTGCTGCCGGACCTGCTCGACACCTTGCTGGTCGACGTGCTGCCGCAGGTGATCGAGACACTCATCGGGATGATCCCCGAGCTGCTGGTCGCCTCCTTCGACGTTTTCATGGCGCTGGTTGACGGTCTGCTTGACGCGCTACCGGAACTGCTGACGACTATCGTCACCGAGGTCATCCCTGGTGTGGTTGGGGCGGTGCTAGAGATGGTCCCCAAACTGGTCGCCATCGGGGGGGACATCGTCGGGGGCATTTGGGACGGCATCAAGGGCACGGGTAGCTGGCTGAAGGACAAGGTGGTCGGCTGGGCGGCGGACGTGCTGCCTGGCCCGATCGCGGACCTGCTCGGGATCTCGTCGCCGTCGAAGCTGTTTGCCGAGATGGGCCGTGACGTTGGCCGTGGGCTGGCGCAGGGGATCGAGGGGTCGCGCCGGTGGGTGGAGAGTGCGTCTGCCGACCTGGCTAAGGCGGCGCAGGTTGATGCGTCTACGACGTTGTCTGCCACGATGCCGCCGGGCGGGGTGGCCCTCGCCGGTGGGCAGACCTCCACCGCCTACATGCGGATGCACCCGGACGACCTGCGCACGATGGCACGGATGGTCGTGCAGATTTCGAGGGCCGCGTGACCAGCATTGTCATCGACGACGGCTGGTTTAGCCTGGCGTCCGACCTGACCAAGTCCGTGACGATGGTCCTGACTGGCGAGTCGGACATGACGTCCCGTCCGGTGGATGTCCGCCGGTATGCGGGCGGCCGTGTCCGTTCGGTGACCCGTCCTGGCACGACGAAGCTGCTGAACCTGTCGTTCGAGCTTGCCGACCGGTCGGACATGTACCAGCTGGAGGATTGGATCGGTACGACGGTGCTGTACCGGGACCCGCGTGGCCGCCGGCTGTGGGGCGTGTTCGGTGCGGTGGATGAGGGTGAGCTTCCGGGTGTGGGTGAGGACACGGTGAACGTGAACCTGACCTTCTCGCAGGTCACTTTCGATGAGGCCGTTTAGATGAGGCCGTTGACGGCTCCGCCACGTGACCATCTGACCGACGCCGAGGTGTCCGCCCTGCTGACCGGCTCGACGGTGCAGGTCGAGTTCGGTGCAGACCTGTTGGCTGCGGACCTGACGTTCCGTGAAGACATTTCGGCGGACCTGCGGGGCGGGTCGGTGGACCGGAACTGTAACGCGACGATCCACGGGACGTGCCGGTTGGAGTTGTCGCGGAAGCTGGTGTGGGGCGTCGATCTGGTGCAGCCGTTCATGGTGCTGTCTGACGGTGGCGTTTCGGCCCGTTGGAATCTTGGCGTGTTTGCGTTGGCGACGCCGGAACATCGTGCCGGTGAGACGCCGGTGACCTACGCGGTGGACGGGTATGACCGGTTGATGCTGTTGGGCCGGCAGGTTGGGGCGGACTATACGGTGACGTCGGGGACGTCGTATCGGACTGCGCTGCTGGCCGTGTTTGCTGCCGCTGGCCTGTCGGGTGTGACGGTTGATGGGTCTGCTGCGGACGATGTGCTGCCTGGCGGCCAGACGTGGTCGCTGGTTTCTGACGACCAGACCGACTCCGACCAGACC